TGTAGCTGCAGTTGCTCTAGTAACATCCATATCTGATGCTGTGTATTCTTTTACTGATACGCTATTTACACTTCCTACAAATGTTGAACCTGCAACAATGCTTATTCTATCGTTTGTTGATGTTGGACTAAAATATAAAGTCTTTATACCTGTAGTGGTTATATCATCATTATAATTATCACCACCTACTTCTATATAAGTAATAAGACCTGTACTAACAGTAATATCAATTACCATTTTATATTGTTTTCCTACTTGTAAATCTAAACTAACCCCTAAAACACCATTTTGTTGAACTATCCCACTATTTCCTGTTTGTGTGCCATCACAGTTAGCAATACCACCACTTATATCCCAACCTGTTTGTTCTGTCCAATTACTATCTGTTGCAAAATCTCCATTAGTTACAAGTTCAGAACCCTCAGTAGGTGTAGGTATAACCGCATACAAAGTTCCTGCCTTATATCCGTTAGGAGTTACTACAATACTTACATCTTCTAATAAACTCATTCTATATTACTTAAAATTGTTAATTGTGCTACTAAGCAAGACTTAGATTCAAAGTTACCACCATCAGCAACTACTCTAGTCTTAAAGTCATTTACTTGCTTTTGTACAGGAGTTAATCCTCCCGTAGTCGCAAGTGATATACTTAGTCCTAACTTCATTATTGACCTACTCTTTCATCAGTTTCAGTATAACATATTGCTACACCTGAACTCATAGTAATAGCTGTTACCCTACCGAATATAACCGTTCCCGCTGGTATTGTAGTATTAAGGTTTGCAATAGCCGAACCTGCGTCTGTTGTAGCTCCTGCAATAGCTATAGAAGTAATTACACTTTCAGTAACAAAATGTACTGCGTAGTAGTCTTTACCTGTCATAGCTGTGGTTGCTATTACATCACATTTACCTTTTCCTAGTTGTTCTCTTAAAAGAGTATTGTTGTTGTCTATTAAACTCATAGTTTTTTAATTTTTTAATCTGCGTATAAATAATTAGTTTCTGTTGTTGTATGTTGTGTATATTTTATTTGTTCTGATCCTACCGTTTCTTGTATATAAAGCTTACCTTCTTCTACTTTTCCTTTTACTACTCCATTATCATTATCTAATTCTAATACTTGAGAATCATTTCTAGGCGCTGTAAATTCTGTTAATCTAACTGTACCTAACCAAGTAACCTCGTAAACTTCGTAATACCAAAAGCCAAAAGGTTTAAAGTCTATTCTTGATAAAAAAACGTCTTCTGTAGTATTGTGTGCAAAATAATTAAATACGTATCTGTCGTTATGTGTACTCTTTAATCCGTATGCGTACTTTACCTTTTTAGTAGAATCGTTTGTAAACTTAAACAAATATCTAACTTGTGAAGCGTCTACAGCTGTATGTATTCTCTTTTCTTCTAAAGTTAAATATGAACTTATTGTACTTCCGTAAACTCCTGTTATCATACTATATAATATAAAAAAGTAGTTTTTGTTTTTATTTTGTTTATAACGTCTTTTCTATTTTGTCTGTAGGTTTACTTTTCTTTTCTTTGATCTTTTCAAAAAAGTGTTCTACACCTAATAATTCTACTTCGTTAGAACTTACGTTGTCTAATATAATCATACGACCTGACTTGTTTACTGTAATACCTTTGTACTGTTCTTTAAGTTTGTACATCTTTTTAATTTTAAGTTAATAAAAAAAGGGGTAGCTATTGCCACCCCTTTAATAAATATGAAAACAAAACCAATTAAGGTTTTAAGAAGTCTGTATTGCGTTAATTGTAAACGCTGCGTTGTCGAACGGTGTTGTTGTATAGTCCGCTACTAATTGCATTGGATTAGGTTCTTGAGCTTCGAAAGTAAAATCATAACCTACTGTATCACCTAAAGCTGCTCCAGAAACTGAAGTACCTGCTGATAATTCACAACCGTTGTCTAAACCTAAAGCTACAATAGTATTTTTACCTGTACTATTTAATTGGTTTAGTTCTGCGAAAATAACCATTCTTTGTTGTGCTAATAGTTTAATCTCGTTTTGGTCTGCTGATGTTAAGTTATGTAGTTTTACATTTACAGAGTGTGTATAAAATACAGTTCCATTTTCGCTTGAAGCGTTAATAGTTTCTGTTACACTTCCTGTACCTCTTTTAAGTGTGTACTTATATAAGTCGTCACTACCCCCTAAATCAAAGTCTGTTACTTCACCACTTGCTGCTGTATAAGCAGTTAGTTCATCGTGTTGTGCTATATAGATAGCTTTAATACCACCGATACCGTCACGGCACGTGATACTTCTTCCTTTTGTTAAATTACAAGCCATTTGTTTTTAGGTTTTAAAGGTTAATAATTATGATTGGTAAGTAAAGTCTGAAGGTACACCAACTTGTACACCTGCAGTCCACTTAGCTACCATTCTTACGTTGTTTGAACCGTCTAAGTTCTCCATATCTAAAACTTTCACTTCTGTTAAGTCAGAGTTTAAAGAAGTTCCGAAAAATACGTTAGACTTAGTACCTGCAAACATTTCGTTGTCTGCTAAACCGTGGCAAACCGCAATTTTTACACCTTCAAATTCTGGTGTGTATTGCCCCATATGATTAAAAGGGAAAGCACTTAAAGCAGAAATTGCAGAAATGTAAAATCTGTAAGTCTTTTTATTCATATAGATATATAAGTCTTCTTTTCCGTAAACAGATGTTGGTATGTCTGCTGCTAATTGTCCTAAGTTAGCTACAATGTTCGCTGCTGTATAAGCTCCTGAAGCAGTAGAAGCAGTCATAGAACCTGTTGCTAATTTGTCGAATTGACCAGAAGTACCTGTTGAACCTTGCCAGATTGAATTTTCTACTGAATCAGCAATTGAATCAGCTAAGTAAGTCATAGCAAAAGCTACAAAGTCGTCTGGGTTCTCACCTGACCAGTCTTGTAGCATAGAAGCAGACATTTCACGCTTACATACGTCTAAATTAATTTGAAAAGGCTCTACTTGTAAAACCTGTTCTGTCATTGTTAAAGCTGCTGACTGCTCGTTAAAAGAACACGTTGCGTCCTTTACCAAATTAGCCCCGCTTATTTTGTTAATTACTTCTTTGTAGGATACGTTTTCTCTTACAGTCATATACTCCAAAGAAGCTGCTGTTTTTAAAGCTGCGTTTACGTATAAACCTGCGTGTTTACCTGCGTACGAGCTTGATGTGATTGTTAAACCCATTTTTTTATATTTTTTTAGTTATTATTAATGTTATACCAATATTTCTCTTGTCTACTCATATTTCTATAATCTATAGACGATATTTCTTTTGTTTTGTTGTTAGAAAACTTATTTGTAGTAACAGGATCAGAAGCTGGTTCTTTAGATACTTCTTCTAATTGTGCCGATAAAGTTTCTTTTTCTATTTCTAAAGCTTCGTTAGTTCCTTTCATTTCGTCAAGTTCTGCCGATAATCTACTAACATCATTTCTAACTTCAGTAAGTAGTTCTTTAATAACAGCACCGATTTCTTCGATAACTTCTTCTTTGTTAAATTCTACTTCTTCTGTTGTTTTAATCTTTTTAGGAAGTCTTTCGTTTACTTCTGTAGGCTCTTCTACTTCTTCTACAACTTCTTCTACTACTTCTTCTGAAGCTTCTACTTCTTCTTCTGGTGCTACTTCTTCTTCTTCTTCAGTTTCGTACATTTCTGCTACTACTCCTTCTTCTTCTACAGAAAAACCTTGTCCGTCTTCTGTTTCGTATTTTCCGATAGGAAGTTTCATAGTCGTTCCGTCTTCAGAGAGTATAGAAACGTCTACACCTGCCGCTAGTTCATCAGAAGAACTTACTATAATAGTACCGTCAATAAGTTTAGCTTGAAATTCTAAGTTAATTTCTTCGTCTTTGTTAAGACCTAAAGCTTTTAAGATTTGATTTTTTAATTCCATTTTAATTTTGTTTTATACTATATAATATAATTGTTTAAGTTCTATTTGATTTTGTTTTATTTTAATATTTAGCTACTCTTAAAGCTTTGTCTGCTGCTTTATCGTATATTTTAGCTACGTTTGTAGCCTTTTTAATTATTGCTGGTTGTGTGTCTATACCTAAATCTTTTACTGCTTTAACTAATTTATTTCTAAGTTCTAAAATATCTTGTTCACCTTCAAAAACTTTTTTACCTATTGCTTTTAATTCGTCATTAGCTTTATAAAATTTGTCTTCTAACTTTAGAAGTGTTTTATAATCTGTATTAGTTTTTTGTATAACTTTTTCTAAATCGTCTACAAGTCCTAACTCAACTTTCTGTACTCCGTGCTTATCTAAGATAGCGTTTAATTTTATTTCGTAGTCTTTATACATTTTATTTTATTTTATCTAATTCTTTTTTAATAGTTTTAGAAGCACCTCTATTTTCTCTTATTTCTCCTAACAATTTTAACCCTAATTTATAGTTCGGTATATCATTAGGTGAAATACCTAAGTCTTTAGCTCCTTTTGATACTTTAGCGGTTTCTTTTTCTAACCTTTCTAAAACGGTTTTAGATTGTCTGTCTGCACCCCTTACTATACCTTCTGTATCTGACCAAACTTTATTATATTCTCTACGTGCGTTTTTTGTCTTTTCTAACCACTCTACGCCGTCTTCTTGTAATATTATAATTCTTTTAGCGTCCGATATACTGTCTTTTAAGTCGTCTATAGCTCCTAATTCTATTTTACCTTCTGCTTGTAGTTCTTTGTATGCAGTTCTAATTTCTTCGTCTGTATATGTCTTAGTCATTTGTTCTAATTTATCTACAAAGTAACCTTCTATTGAAAGTCCTTTAAGTTCTCCTTCTTTTATTTTATTCCAAAGATCGTCGTTTTCTATTTTCATTTTTACAAACCAAGTACCGTTTGCTAAATCAAAACCGTAAAGTTTAGACTTGTCTTGGTCACCTTCCTTTATCCAACTTTCTACTGTTAATACTCCTGCTACTCTTTGTTGGTGTTCGTATGTTGCTTTGTGGTGGTTATTGTGTTTTAAGTAAGAATAAGCTGCTTTCTTTACAGTATCTTTTGAAAAATATACATAATAGTCACTGTCTGTATTAGCGTCGTATCTGTATATTTGTTTATTAGGTATTAAAGCTGGTGCTATAAGTTCTCTTTTTTCTTCGTCTACTTTAGCAAAGGTTAAGTTATTCTTTTCTTTTCCGAAAAATACAAAGTCTACTTCTATAGCTGGTGAACTAACAAGCGATATCGCGTCAATCGCCAAAGCTTCGTTTTCTTCACTTATTACTAATTCTGTTATCTTAGTTGTTTTCTTTTTCATATTATAGTATTAAAATAACTTCATAGCTTTATCAGCTGCAGTTTGCCACTTTTGCATAGCGTCTTCAGTTATATTAAATTGTTTTTCTATTTTTTTTATTTCGTTAGGTATATCAATACCTAATTTTTTTGCTTCTATATTAAATTTTTCTATTCTATTTAGTCCTGTAGCTGCGTCTTGTTTTATCTTAACAACTTCAGACTTAAATTGTCTTATTTTTTCTATAGTATTGTTTTTTGCTTTATCAGCTGTAGAAGCTCCTTTAATAATTTTAGTATATAACTTTTCTAAATCCTGTACTAAACCTAAGTCTACTCTTTTAGGTTCTCTTTTTTTAAGCTCCGTAAATTTCTGGTAGTATTCGTTTTTCATAAGTTTTATTTTATACTATATAATATAAGTTATTTGTTATTGTTTGATTTTTAGATTGTACTTCTTCTTCTAATATCTGCCAGTTGTGCTTGACTGTCCGACATTTCGTCCGTTACTACGTAAGCTCTCATAGCTTGCTGTTCTACACCACCCCCTAAAGTAAACGCTCCTGAAGCTGAGGGTATCATAGGATCTGGTGTACTTGCGGTGTCTGCAGTAACCTCTTCTGTACTTTCAGTAAGAATAGTACCTATAGCTGCTGCCCCCATAGCTCCGTGGAGTGCTGCCTGTGCTACACCAAAAGGTGCTGGTATGTCTGCTAACGCTCGCATTATAGACTTTTGAGTATGAAATATAGTTTCACTTACAGCTATTCCTTTTTGTATTTTCTTATTCTTACCTCCTAAAGTTTTAGCTAATTCAAAACCTTGAGAAATCATATTAGCTTTAGTGTCTTCTACTAACTGGTCTATTTCTTTTTGTTTTGCTGCTTGCTTTTCTTTTATTGCTATTGCGTCGTCTGCTATCTTTTGATTATACGCATTGTTATCAGCTATTTTCTTTTCCCATCTTTCATTTTCTAATATATCGTACTTTTCGTTTATAAGTAAGATTTGTTCTTCTTGACCTTCTGCGGCTTCTAAAGCTCTTTGTCTGTCTTGTTCTATTTTTGCTAACTCCCTGTCGTTTTCGTCTTCTATACGCATTAACTCAAGTTGTAGCTCTAAATTTGCTAGGTCTTCTGCGTCTTTTATTCTTTTTTCCCTTCTTTTATTTCTTCGTTCTTCTGCGTCTTCTTCGGCTTTTAAATGTTTTTCTAAAGCGTCTTCTGCTTTTTCTAATTGATTATCGTAAAAAACCTCCATTTCTAAAGACCTTTCGTAATTTGCTTTTATTTGATCTATTAACGATTGGTCTGCAAAATTATCTTCGGCTTCCTTCATCATATCAAGGTAGTGTTCGGTGTCCTCCATTCTTTCCTTTAACGCTTGTTCTGCTTTTATAACTGCAGTTTCTTCGTCACTTTCTGAATCTCGTAGTTTTTTAGCTAAATCTCTTCTTTCTCTTATATACCCTGCCTGTTTTTTAAGACTTTCGTTTACCTTAGTAGCTTGTTTTTCTAGTTTTTTCTGACCTTCTGTAGCTTCGTCTGTACCACCCACCCATTCAGCTACAGCTCCTGTTAAAGCTATTACACCCATTACTAAAGCACCTATTCCTGTAGCTACTATAGCCACTCTTAAAGCTGTTAATGCTATAGTAGTAGCTGTTATAGAAGCTGTTAAACCTCCTTGTATAAAAGTCCAAACTGCAGTAGCTGCAGACATTAGTTTAGCACTTACTAAAGTAGTCTTTTCTATTAATACTCTTTTAGCAGTAGTAGCCATTAAAGCGGCTTCTGACATCATACGAACACCCATAGCAATAGATATAGCAGACTGTACTTTAACTTGTATTTCTTCTAAGTCTTCACTTTCTATACCCAACAAACCCATAGCTCCCTGTGCTACTGCGAACCCGCCGGCGATTCCCTCTCCCATTTTTAGAAATGCCTCGGCCTTTTGCTGGGGCTCAAGACCTTCCATTTGTTTTTCTAAGGTCTTTACTTCAGAACTTGCTTGTTGTATTGCAGTAGCTAATTCTTTAAACCTTTCGCTGTCTTTATCTAAACCTTTTATTTCGTTACGTGCGTCTTCTAAAGCTTTTTCTAATTCCGCCATAGTCCTTACAGACTTAGCGCCGCCTTTTAATACTAATTCTAATTCTACTTGTTCTGCCATTATTTTATATTTCTACTACGTTAGTTTTGTTAATATGTAATTTTGCTACTGCGTGGTACTGTATATTTACATTCGCTAGTCCTGCTACTTGTAAACTTAAAGTATAAGCAGTTGAAGTGTCTATAGTTTGTGTACCTAGACTACCAGTCCTACCAAGTAACCTATCTATTTTTGAGTTATGCGCCATAGTTCCGTCATTAGTTGTTCTTATAACTCCTAAAAATACATATGATTCGTAATCACCTGCCGTACCAGAAGAACCTCCAGTAACTAAAGCACTTAACCATATTTCATAAGTTACTACACTGTTAGCTGGTAATAATATTTGTGCGTCGTTATCTTCGTCTGCGTCACCGTCTACATATAATACCGCCTCTGAATCGTTTGTAGTTCTTCTTGATAGTTGTATTACACTCATTTGTAATAAACCTGCTTCACTATTAAAACCACCACCACCTACACAAAATTCTCCTTCGTGTGTTACCTTACCCATTTTACCAACTACTGAAGCGTTATTTATTTCGCTTGTTATTTCGTTCTCTTCACCACTTATAAAACAATTTTCGTTTTCTCCAAATACTGTATTTTTTTTACCTACTACACTTGTGTTATGCGAACCCTCTTGTATTGTATTCTTTTCACCTTGTTTTTTATTTGTTAAGTTACTTAGATCAGATTCTAAATTAACATTAGGTACAAAAGCAATACAAGTACCTGTAGCGGTATCGTATTTATATCCGTAAGCTTCGCAAGCAATTTGATTAGCGTGTACACTATCCGTACCGTCTGTAAATAATACAGTACCGTCTGTCTGTATTTCTATAGGTTTTATTTCGAAGCCTTTTTTATATTCCATTATGCTATTAGTATAAATTCTACTGTAGACATTTCGTAGGGTTTATAGTCAATTTTGTTTACTCTAAACAAACTGTTTTTTATTCTTACTTTATCGTAGAAATTAAAATTAGATATTTCAGAAGGTGTTAAATATACCTTAAGTGACATAGTTTTTGTGTCTGAGTTATATAGTTCGTCATAGTAAGGTTGCCAATAAGTATTAAATAGGTTGTCTACTGGAGGGTTACCCAATACAGATATTAACTGACCTGTTTCGAAATTATAATCTTTTGTACTTATTGTAGTAGGTATTGCCGAAAGGTGTGAAAACTGTAAATAACTTGCTTGATTTTCCGAAGCTAAACCGTTTTGTGCTGGTATATAATAAGTTTTATTAGGCATAGTTACCCTTCCGTTATTATATAGTATTCTAGGTTTGTTTTCGTAACCCGTAAAAGTTCCGTCATCTTTAGCAGTATAAGCTACTGGTATAATCATTTCGTTAAACCCTTCGAATATAGGTTTTACAAATGTAGAAGCAAAAGGTGTAGTAACTTTCGTTTCACCTTCTAGTAAATTAAATGTAGTAGCGGGTACTTCTTTATTACCGTAATTGTAACCAGTAGCAGCTTTATATACTCCTTTAGCGTAGTCTTTATCTTCTTCTGCGTGTTCTAACAAAATGTTCTTCTTTAACTCTATAGGTTTTAATTTCATTTCGTTAGCGTCTACTTTAGTAGTCCAGTCGTGCGTTGTTTTATGAGTTATGTACGAACTTAAACTATCGTCTATAAAAACAGCTTTATATGGTTCTATTATAAAGTTAGTCGGGTTGTCTTTGTCTTGTAGTATCATTAAGTTAAACATACTTACAAAACCTTTTATAAATTCCCACTGTCCTAAATTACCTCTATTTTTAGTTATAGCGTCTATCATAGATATTTCACTAGAAGTATTTACTGATAAAGTAGATTTCCAGTCGTAATTAGTACCTGTTAGTGGATCTAGTAAAGTAAGCGTTCCTATTATAGTTATTTTTGAAGCACTAGAAGCTACCCAACTTTGAAATTCTAAAGTGTCGCCATCATTTAAGGTTACATTATAACTTTTGTAACATTGTTGAGGGTAAATAGAACCTGTATAAACTATAGAGTGCCAATTTTGACTAGAATTTATTGTAGTTCCTGAGCTGTCCGTGTGAATCCAACGTATTTTTAGAGTTTCTGTAGCTGTACTAGATATTCCTGTATGTATTATATCTAAAGCTATAACACCTTGAAAGTTTAAATTGTTT